CTTCATCGCCATGCTTAACGATAGCGATAATCTCATCGTGGAATTGACCTATCGTGTCGATCCCGTTCTTGCGACAGATAGCGACCCAACTATCAAAACAAAACACACCAGTGCCTTGGTTCAGAGTAGAGAACCTATCTTTCTCACTACGTAAACTGTACCAGAAACCAGACACAGGGTTCTTCAACCACATGCCTTCAAAGAAGGTCTTGGTACGTACCGTAGAGGCCACCTTTTCTACTGACCAGTT